AAGGCAGCGCGTCTTGCCTGCATATATAAAAGACGTTCCTGTTCAACCTGTTGCTTAACTGTAGCAAGTTCTTTTTGTGCCTCTTGCAAGGCTATTTTTTGTCTTATAGCACTTTCCTGGGCTCTTATTCTCGATATTTCAGCCTCATTTTTTGCGATTATACTAGCTTTCTTAGCTTCGCTTTCTTGAAGAATGGCCTGTTCTTTGGCTTGAGCTTGCTGTAATATTGCCTGAGCCCTGGCTTGTTGCGCCGTTAAAGGGCCAGTAGTATCCCCAAATGTGGTCTTTTGAAACTGTTCCTGAATCCGTCTCGCGGATTCGGCGGCCATTCTTTCTAAAGTCTGAAGTTGTTTTGCTGCATCCGATATACCAAATACCAGATTGGCTATAATCTTGTTGGTGAAATCTTCCACACACAACACCTGCCTTTTTCACTTTTAACAAAATGAAAAGGGCAGGTGTTACCCCGCCCCAAACAGCGACATCAATTCGCGAACGTCTTTTTCTGAATTAACCTCTACCTCTTCTTCTGGTTTATCTCCCGCACCGTTCATCTTGGCGATAGCCTTAGCTAGCCATCCTGCCTGTTTTAATGTCATCTCGCCAACTTCTTCAAAGGTGCGCCCATATACAACGAGTAAAGACACAAGTTCTGCTAAGTCTTTTTTCCAAGCGGTATAATTTATATCATCTCGCCGTTTTTCCATCCTAAAGCCGCTTTGTTCGCAGAAAGAAGGACAATATTTCTTCGACTTCCGCCAAATCAAGTTTTTTAATCTGTTCTAAAGGCATAGTACCACGAAAAGCCTTTTTAATAAGTTCATATAGGGCTTTTTTTCTGGCTTCGTAGGTCTTATTGTCCTCGTCTTTGAACTTAATGAAATTCAAAGCTATGTCGGTTGTTATCACTTTGCCCAACAATTCCCCAACTTCTTCCATGTCCTTAAGCATGGCCGGTTTAGCTTCGTATTCAACGCCATCAACCGTATATTTCTTGCCTTTTGCAAATACCTCGCTAAGTTCACTCACAGTTTCGCCCTCCTTTGATTTTTACCCCTCCTGTATCAACTAACCAACAAAAAAAGAATAGGCCCAACCTGCGGAGGGGAACAGGTCGGGCCTATCTAACAATTCAACTAAACTCTAGCAATGGCAAAGTCTATCATCTTCTTATCGGGACGGCCTGGGTCAAGAATCTCAAACTCAAGAGCATGAGTCGCAGCAGTACCACGCACACGATTAATTTCCATTGTGCCGTTGGCTTTCGCGCGGTAAATGGTGGTCGTTAACTTCATATTGTTTCCAGAGGCATCCTTAAAGGTCGAGACATGCACTATCTGGACAACAGGAATTTGCCCGGTGGTTAGAACCGAAGCCAACGTACCGTCTGTCACGGTATATTTGTAGTCTATCAAAATGTTTTTGCCCGCATCGGCAGACGCAAAAGTAAGCGTTCCATTCGCATAACTGAACTGCCCAGTATTCGGAGTAGTAGTAACTTTGGTGAACTCTTGCCCGGTATCCGCATAACGGACTTTAACGCTTGTTTCAATGGCCGTAGTCTTATTTGTCAAAACAACTGTATACGGAGTACCCGATGGGATTGTCTTTGCTTCTCCCATCACTTGGACTTCAGTTGTACCGTTAGGGGTTACGGTAGCCCCCATTGCGGCCTTCAAAAAGTCCGGGTCGAATTCGTTGTTGGTGAAAGAAACGGTAGCAGTGCGCTCTTTGTCGATTGTATCAAAGGGATAAAGTCCATCACCGCCGTATATCTTTTCAGTGGGGAAATTCAATGACAATTTCATGTCACCGAGGCGCAACAGACGGGCAACGGTGGAGCCATCGCTGGCACTGGTAATAATAGCCTCGCCAACGCCCTTAATAACAAAAGTCTTGGAAGGTGCAGTCATTGGGTTTATCACTCCTTTTCCTTATTTTTGTAGAAAAACAAAAACACCGCCGAACAGCGGTGTCGCACTAAAATTATTAAGTTTTAAAGAGTATTACTGTATCTGTTCACCTACTTTGAACCGCAAGACGTGTTTTTTTATCCCCGAAACCCCTGAAGTGTCGGTAAAAGAAGTCTGAAACTCAACAGGCAACGTTGCCCCTGATAATTGGATGTAGTGTAACAATTCTCTAGCCCTTTCGCCTATCCTCAAAACCCCGGCTTTGGTCGTTGCCGATTTCACACCAGTTGAGGAGTTGGAATAAATGGCAACTTCAAACATTGCGTCATATACTAAATCATTAACTTTGGATCTTACTCCGGGCACGGGATAAATACAGGCCAAAGGAATGTTGTCTACACTAAGCCCATTTGGTTCCATTTCCTGTTGAATCTTGGCTATTTTCTGTGAAACAGGAGAAGAAGGAACAAGCCCGAAAAAATCGAGGAATGCGGCATCGGAAGTTAACACCCCCCAAACCGCATTCACGATGGATAAATCAGACAAGGGCATCACCTGCCATCAGTAATGTACTTGTAAAAAGGAAAAGTCTGTACAACATTTAACAACCTTTCCACCACATAAGGACGACTTAACTGCACTATTTCTCTAAGCCAGTGTTGGGGTTCTCGCGGTGGAAGCCAGCGCTCCAAGTTAAGCCCTTCCATCCTACCGCTGGAATACTTAATTTCATTGTCGAGATTAATATAACTTCCTTTGGGACGGCCACTGATTGGGTGCCCATACGAGAACCTGGATGGGTTATAATATTTTGATTGAGTATAAGTTTCCCATGCGGGGTTTGACTCATCTGCTAACGAACCAGAACCCCATTCAGTGGTCAAAGCCCCAATACCACCGGCCCACACAGTCCCAATTACCTGATTACCAATTATTTTAATCTCTTTGCCAATCATATCCCGCCTTACTTCAGGAGGAGCCTTCGCCTGCACTTGTGCCCAAAGCCAATCGGTGAGAACTTCAATCTCAGAAAGATAGACTTTGTTCAAGTCATCTACCATTGCCTTAACATCAAATTTAAACATGGCTAACCACCAGCCCACACGGAAAGTTGCAGACACATGCAACCGGGAATTTTGAAACGGTCGATGTCGTCTATACGGTAAACATTCCCCGCAATTGTCGCTTTATCCAGCAAAGCAACGGCAGAGTTGTTTTGTGCTGTGACTTCAAGCACTGTTGACGGGTTATAACCAGGGTCTTTCAGTTTCATGCCTGCGGTTACAACTTGCGTATGACAAGGTATATTGGAGATAATAGTCACTGTTGAAGTTCCAAGCAGGTTGCCTTGTGAATCGTAAACAGGGGATTCTCGTGTCACGGTAATTGCCGAGTTGCATAACAACCCGTGCCCGACAATGCAAATCTCCTGCCCGTATACCACTTGTTTCTTTGAAACCACACAAAGAAACGTTTCTAGTCCCGCTTGCACCAAATCCCCGGTCGTCAACCCGCTTTCCAAGAGGGCCACTATCATTCTCTTGTTGTGAACAGAATAATCGGAAAAACTTCTTCCTATCCTGCCAATTATAGCCTTGCCTGTGTACGTGGTGCCTTGTCTCGGAATGCTTATGTTAACACCATGATTCAAGATGTGGCTATATTTCTGTTGGTACATTAGACACCACTCCTAAAGGTGAATAGGACATGGCAGGTTCACCTGTAGCCAGAAACAAATTAGCCCCTGCTTTTTTGCTTAGTTCAATTTCTTTCTTCTCCCAGTCAATTTCCTGTAGGCGGTAGGAATAGCCCGTCTCGTCCGATTCCTGAAGTTTTATTCGTTGGGACATACTTGGGCACATCATAGCAGCAAGTTGAAAAATAGCAGCGGATTGTATCAACTCCCAAGAAGTACCTCCGCTCAACTTATAGGCCGTCCATCCTGGGCACTTGCTTTTTATTATTGTTTCAGCCTCTAAAGCTAAATCCTGAATGTCGGCATCTGGCAAGGTTATGGTGTCTGTTGATTTCAACCCCAACCGCATTCTAACTCTACTCTCATAGCCAACAGGCAAAATATCATTTGCCAACCTATCACCCCCTTAAATGGGGTAGGGGAGGGATGTCCCTCCCCTTTTATAACTAAGCATTGGTTTGCAAGGTCTTAACGGCTTGCGGGAAGAACACGGCAAAGCCCACTACCTGAGACAGAGCTATGCGTTCAAACTGGGTATTGATAAGCCTGTCAGTTTCGACAATATCTGCCCCTACTTCATTGATTTGTTCGAGTGCATAGCGCGGGTCGATGGTCAAGACTTTGTTGGCAATATCACTGTTGTTGGGCAGGTAAACCAACCGCATCGGCCCGAACAAGGGCTGTGCAAATTCGGTGCGTCCAGCCGTCAACCCGCCTCCCTGTTGAAGCAATGCCAACAAAGAAAGCGGATCTACTGTAGGGAATTGGATGGACAGCACCTTGATTATTTGAGTCTCATCAACAATGGATGTAGTCCCTTGATACGGATAACCTTTGAGTCGGTATTTTGTCCAAGAAGCATAGTCAATAGTGCCAGCAGTACCGCCCAAATCTGCCGCTAAACGATAGTTGGTAGCAGCAGTATTCGGGTTGCCATCGCCGTTTACCAACACACTAACAGCTGTATTAGCCAAGTCAATCCCCGTTTGTAGTAGGATGCCTTGAATCAGCAACTGTAGCATATCAATTCTCATCCGGCGAATAGACTCATAAGAAGCCTTAATAAGAATACCCTTCTTGTAAAGTTTTACAGTGTTTTCATGGTTAGCGATGGTAGCTTCGGGCAACTCGGTGCCTTCGGCAACACGCTTCTTCTGAGTTCCAGAAGTTTGCAAATCGACATAGAAAGTACGATAAGCATTGCCTTCAATCGGGGTACGAATCGCCACCAGTTCATTCAAAATATCAGAAGCCAGAAGAGCCTGCCGTGCAGTACGGTTAATAAATTCAGGGAAAAGTACGCTGCTCGTACCCGTGCCAATAAAGAATTTCTCTACCTTGTCGGCATAAATCCCTTTGTTGGGGTCACTCTTTACCTTGATGCCAGCTCTAAACAACTGGCGTTCAAAAGCATCCATCTTGCCGAGAAACGGGTCGTGTGAATAGTTTTCGGACGGGTCTTCCTTTTCAAGAAACTGCGAAAAAGTTAACCCCTGTTCATATGCGGCCCTATACAGATTAAGGCCAGCAGAAAGGTCAATCCCTAGATATCCGTTAGCTTTGGTTTCAACCATCTTGTTCCTCCACTCCTTTACGTGTTTTTAGACAGTTAATGTTTGTTGACAAAAAACTAAGGTGTACCAATCAGTACAATGGCTTTGTGATTGACGGGATCGACAGCAATGGCCCTTACGCCAGTACAGGTAGAAGCCTTTGCACCCTTGCCGGTTCCATCGCACTGCACCCAGTTTCCGACCTGCACCTCATTGGTCGCAACGGCATCATGCACAATATCAATCTCAACATAACCGGCATCTTGTACAGCACCAAATCCATCCGCCTCGTATACCCTGAGAACGCCTATAGGAGCATCGTCAGAAACACCCAACCCCCATTCTCCGTTGGCAGTTACAGCACCCAACTTGCCCACATCTAAAGCGGTAACTCCAGCCTTAAGATAATAGGTCGATAGATGTTCACCAATACCGAGAAATTGTGCTTTTACATCAGCATAGGTAGCCAATATTAACACCTTCCTTTCAGGATGTTTGGATTAAATTATCTCCCCACGTAATAGAGTTTGGGGTCTTTAGGACATTCAGTTTTTACCTTGGAATCAAAAGGCAAATCAAAATTCGCGTCTTGTGTGCGTCTAATCACCCCCAACTGAGACAGAGCTTTTTGCTCCCATTTTTCACCCATAGCCTTGATTTCATCAATCTCAAGGGCCTCAAACATCTTGCGGTATTTATCTTCTTCGAAGTCATTGCCAAAGGCTCTTACTCCAGATTTGAGGGCAGATTCGATAACATCTTCCCGATACTTCCTGCCAAGTTCGGCAAGCAGTGATAGTTCATCTATCTTGGTTTTTAATTCGATGTTCTCTTTCATCACAGAATCAAGGCTGGCAGATAATTCTGCCAATTGCTGTTCTAATGCCATCCTTTCCTCGTCTGTCACCTGTCCCTTATCCCCTTTCATGGATTTTGCTTTGAGAGTTTCAGGCAAAGTTCCATCGAGTGCATCCCGCAACAAATGAACGTGTCCTGCGTCCAAAAGTGCCTTCACGTTCTCTTTGTGCTTCTGCACCAACTTTGCCCTTGTCCACCCTTCCGGCAGTTCCTTTTCTGCGTACATCATGTGATACAACCGATCCAGCTCGACTGGATCTCGTGCAAACTCTCCTTCGACGTAGAACGTCGCGGAAGTGGACGATAGACAACAAAAAACTGGTGAATTTTTGTCCACCAGTTTCAGGTCTGCTATATTGCTAAAACTTTGCTTCTTAGATGTGTTAAATCTTTCTAGTGGCTTACCCGTTAGCACCCCCGCATCGGGATAAGCCCCAGCGCAAACAATCGAATTTTCAATCATCATGCTGCTGTCAACCATTGGCGGAGGGGCAGGTTTAGCTGTAACATAGCACTGTCTCTGTTTACCATCTACCTCATAAATTTGGCCGGGCCAGTGCGAGCATTTTTCAAAATCCCGAATGTCATTTCCGCAAATCGAGCATTCACTGAATCCCCAAGTTACTGAAACCGAAGAATCATGGAGAACACCAGTAACAATCTGTTGGTGAATATCATCCGTGGTAAAATCACCGATGTAAGTTTTTGCCCCTTTGGGCATATACATAGTGCCTATTAACTGCCGCTCGCCTTTGCTGTCTGTGATTATCTGCCCGTCAAAGAACCGGCCAAATGGTATCGTTACATTGCCAACCGGCAAACTCCCAAAGCTATGGTCAGCAATTTGAACAACATCTCCGTTTTTGATGTTGTTTAGGTAAATCTGCAACAGTGAATCGTCAAACCGCAAGGCCCTTGATGGGATGGGAGTCGTCCCTAACAACGTAAACGAATGAATGTAAACATCATCTCGTGTCAGTGGCGTTTTTGTAAATCGATTAATCAAAGCCGTTTGCTCATCCGTTATCTGTTCGGAAGAAATATAAGCCATCGATAACGATTCATCATCTTTGTTGGATTTTCTAAACCTGTCCATCTGCTTTTGAGCAACCGCTCTAACCTTTGGTTTGTCCTCTTCAGGAATGTTTGACCCATCAATACGAGCCAATGCATTCTGCACGGCATTATGCACTACATGGGGCCTACCGTTCTCAATCCTCACATATGGGAATTTAAACTGCCCAAAATCCTTGAGTTCTCCTTCTTCATGCCAAAAGTAGGCTTTCCGATATTTTTGCCAGTCTATTTTCTCTTTGTCACCCGATCTATCAGTTGAAGCCCACTTACGAATGCCCTGTTCAGCTTCATCGGCGTCCCATTCCCACCTTTCAGATAAAGGAAAATCATGATACGGTTCGGCAGGCATCTTTTTCACCTCCAGGTTGGTTTATTAATTTGGTACAGTCGCTTATCACCATTTTCACCGGGTCACCGCCATAAGTGTTTAATAAAATAGCTTTTTTGATTTGTTCAACCGTCAAATCACGTTTCGCTTGTTTGACTAATTCTTCTATGTCATAACTCACAAAAATCACCTCTTCTTGCTTTTTGGAACTACGGCAGGTTGTGGCATTGCATTCTTCTTCTTCTTTTTACCCTTGCCCTTCTTTTTGGAACCCAACCTAAACACTCCTTTTCTTATTATGTCGCTGGCGGAGAACCATGCCTTGGAATGTCTATCCCGCCTTTTTGTTCCTCGCGCCTTTTACGTTCTTCTATCAACTGTTGCCAATCGGAAGGCAAACCGATAAGCCCAAGGTTGGCACGATGCAGTTGTGTTTCTTCAAGATCGGATATTGCTCCGCGCAACCTAGCCGCGATAATCACGTCCTGCAAAGTCTGTTTTTCAGCCACAATTTGTAGGTCAGAACGCAAATCAACAGGCATAAAGGAAACGTCAACAAATCCACGCATACCCTCAAGGTTCAGAGCCATCGTAAAAACCCGTTCCAGAATGCGCTCAACGTTCCTTTGTAACGATTCAATGCCACGCGAATATAGCTTCAGTTCGGCGGCATACCTTTCTCCGCCAACCGATGTATCGGGCCTGCCAAGAATCGTACCTAGTGTTTTTAGAGAAGCAGCTAGGCTCCGTTCAATAACTTGTATAACGCTTTCCGTCCTTATCATCTGCCCGGTTCCACCTTTGCCCACCAAATCCATCTCTAAGGCATCGGTGGTAACCAGAATATCATCGGGATTGAGATTTTGCAGTTGCGATTCTATGTCGCTTTTAATCCGCATCACCCAGTCGGTAAATTTAGCCGGATCCATGCGAACAAAATCGGGCGCGTTGTTGCGTATGACCTCTTCAAGCAATTTCGCATGAATGCGCGGATAACCAACCTGATGCAAAGCAGCCTTCAAATCCGATAAAACCTGTAATTGAAAAGCCACAATTGCAGGCACAGAAGCCAAGGGGTTGCGCCCATAGGGGTCATCAATTGCTTCATCTACTGCCTCGATAAAAATCGTCGGATAATCAAGAGAAACATATCCATTTTGTCCTTGTAAACCCTGCCATTGGTAGGGTATGATGCGTTTAGTCTTGGGGTCTGTCTTGTAGTAAATAGTGCCTGTATCAAAAGCAACTATGCTGTGCATCCGCGCATTGGCATCTAGAACTAATTCGCATCCCATCGCGCCACGCAACATCGCATTAAGCAATAACTGTAGAGAAAGTTTATCTATCCCCTGTGAGCATTGAAAACTAGTACTGTCTGTGGGATGATTTAGTTTCCAAACCATTTCATCAAGGACTCTTTGTGCACGCTTACTTTCTGTTCCGTCTGGATTTTTAGCTTTGAACTGTATATCCGTATTTGCCACCCTGAGAAACTGCCAAAGACTAAGACTAACTTCAGGATGAACCACAGACAGCATATCCAATAAGTCATTTAAGGAGTAATACTTAAACGTTGTTGCATCTATGCTTCTAACGTGTTCCCACTTTCTTGGCAAAAAAGCAAATGGGCTATATGCCCATTGTTGCAATTGATTAGTTTTGGCTACACCTGCTGTCACGGGTGGTGTTGCAATATCTGGAGAACGAGCATTTCTTATGCTGCTAAAGATTTTTAGTAATTTCAATTTTAGTCACCACCCCTTTTACCAGTTCGTTTTCACGCCACTTATCATGGGCATCAAAGTGTGTTTGGATTGGCTTTGTCTTTGGGTAAATAATTGCACTGCCATATGCAACGCATCTGCCTGGTCGTCATGTTTCCACATGCCCAGAAAAATTAATTCCTGAATCAATGACTGTTGGTTTTTGCCAAACTTGACATATCCATTACGAATCATTGGTTCAAGCGATTTTATCCTCGTCTCTTTATCGCCAGTCGGCTTAGGTTCTGTTACAACGTTGATATAAACTCCAGCTTTTGCAGATTCTTTGCGTAAGTCATCCGCAAGCAGGTCTTGAAACTGAACAGCCTCAACGTAGACCTCTTGATAATTGAATCGTTTCTGTTTTTCGATTAAATCTTGAATAATCTGTGAGGGCCTGCGAATTTTGGCATCGCTCTCAACTACATATAAATAGCCATTTTGGTCTTGTGCAATGGTAACTATAGCTGAAGGGTCAGCTTTATCAGATTTCCCAAGTGATGGGTCTAAAGCCGCTTTAACCACACACTCCTTTAAATTGGGCAGATCTTTATCATCGTAATAATGAAAGTCCTTGTCTAAAATCCAAGCGTTTGTTTCGTCCAAAGGCTCATTCTGTATCTCACAGTTAAACGCCAATATTCCTGTATCGACAATTTGAAGTTGATAGTCATAATAACTTATACGCTCAGGCCATATCACCTGAGTCCCAGCCAGCATCTCTTGTTTGTGCTTTTTAAAAAAATCTTTTGCCTTCTCTTCTCGCCTTTCATCTTCTAAGTTTGTTATTATTTCTTGCCATTTTTCCCAAAGTTTTGAATTAGACCACTTAATGATACCTTTGTACTTCTTAGTTTTAAAACGTCCCTTTTTGAAGATATTGTTCAAAAGCGAGTCATAATGAAGGATTGTACCGATAATTGTTATGTCCGTTTTTTCGTCACCAAGATACGAAACAGCTCGGTCAAACCAATCCTTCTTTTTGCGTCTTTGCTCAGGACTTTTTACTTCTTCATCATCCTCTATGTCATCCAGAATGACCAGATCCGGGCGGTAGTTTTTGTACCTTATCCCGCGAACAGCCCCACCACTGCCACGGGCCATAATAACACAACCGTTTTTTAAGTGAACTTCATCCACCTTCCAAATAGTGCCTTTAACGTCTTTGAAATCTTCAAGCAAATATTCATTGGACTCTAGTTCGTTCTTTAAAGACTCAAATATCTTTATAGCCATCGCCGAACTCGCACTAAATACAACAATAAACTTCTTTTTTTTGTAAAGAGCACACCAAATCGGGAATATCAAAGACCATAAAGTTGACTTAGCGTGTCCCCGCGGTGCAGCAATGGCTATCTTTTTACCACCTCTACTTCTTGCCAAATCCTGCATCATGCGATACATCTCGCGGTGAAACTTCGGAACTGCATATTCGAGATAGTCAGGAAAATAAGCCCTTGCGAAAAACTCAATATCCTCCGCAGCTAAAAGTTTCCGTAGTCCCTTAGACCCAGTTAAAGGCAATTCTGATTCTGGTGTATCAAGTATTATGTCTACTTCTTCAGAAGAATAATGTTTCGGCAAGTATTCTTCCACCAAAGAAGCAAGATATTGTTCGTATTTCTTGCTAACCAATTTATCACCACCAGAATTTACAAAAAGCCCCACCTCGGCTGTCGGTCTCAAAACGCACCTGACAGTGCTCGTTCACCTAGCGTCATAGGCAGGGCTTGAGTCAGGCTTAAATCTTTCATGCGCCAGCCCCCACCACTGCTACAATCTTTCAAATGGCGCATTCATCCCGCCCAAAGGCACACCCAATAAACTCAATATCTAACTTCAAAAAAAATCCTTAACCTCTCGAACCAAATCAACGGATTGGCCCCTAACAACCCGCAGAATCAATTTTTTTATCGCAACAATAGTTTTATATATCCCCACGTTTAAAATTCAACTACAAAGCAAATAAAAGGCTATCACACAAAAAGAAAATAAAGAGAACAGAAGCAACAAAAGCAAAGAAACTTTTATCCATTCTCGAAAAGTGACGTCCTCCCCTCAATAAATTGAGGGGGATTACTGCCCCCTCGTGCTCCCCCGGTTTTCTAAAAAGAAAAGTTAAAGTAATACAAGATCTCTTTCTTTATTTTTATTAATTTTTTAAATAACCTAGCTTTCTAAGATAACTTATCTTTATATGAGTTAATGTATCTTTCTATCGTAAAAACTTAACTACTGTAACTTTAAAGAAGAAGAGTAACTCTATAAGATAATTTTACTTATATCAAGAAAAGTAACGATCTATCTAAAGTTAAATTAAAGTTAGATCTAATAGATCTAATAGATCTAAATTAAAATTAGTATAAAGTTAGATCTAATAGATCTAAATTAAAATTAAAATTAGTATATATAAATATAATTCCATACTTATACATAGATCTGTTTTCTCTCTTTATTTATAAACAGAATAAATATAAAACTAATTTAATATTAAGAAAATATACTAGAAAGTGGCGAAAAATGGAAAGATGAATTTTTTGGTGCGGAATTGTGAGGGGGTTTTTGCCGCCGCGCAAATCCCGCCACCAGACGGCGGAAGTACCCCCCCCTCTCCTGCCTTGCCTAGGCTGGTAGGCGAATATAACAAAATGCATAAAAAGTAAGATTCACAAATACACTAAGATTCTAAGATTCGGCGCCTGGGTCTTCTTCGACTTCTTCGTACTCTGCATCGATGGCATTTCTTTTCTTCGCTTTCAAAAATTCCCGTAACGTCCTAGCTCCGACTTCGTGCGTGTGCTCATGGCGAATCGTAGGAGCATACATGCCAGCGAGCTCAAGAATGAGTTTCGCTGCTGCAGCGTCTCCTGTTGCCGCGCGGCTGGCTAAGCCGTCTATCGATCTCGCGACGTACGATAGACCGAGAGCGATGCAAAGCTCTCGGTACGCTGCCTGGAAGCGAGGATCACGAAAAAGACGGTAGTAAGTGTCATAGGTTATGCCGGCTAAACGACACTGGTCTATGACCTTCAGAGCTCTTACCTCGGGGTCTGCAAGGACGCGGAGTAAGGCAAGTCCGGCTCGTGTGACTCGATGTTTCTCAGCAAGGGTTTCCATGCGAACTATCTCTTTCTTTTTCCCCATTTTCCCACATCCATCGTTGTGCACAGTTTTGTGTACAATAGTTAACATAAAAAAATAAACATAAAATCAAACTTATTTTGTTGTGCACAATTTTGTGTACATATAAGCTTAGGATTATGAACATATGTTCGATTTATTTTAGGACAAAGTTGGTATTAAATATCCAAATAGGCATAAAATCCCTGAGTATAGTTTA